GGTCGGGATGATGTTTTCACTGTGAAGGCGTACCGGACGGACAATTTTTTCTAATTAAATCAAATTCTCTCAACGTCAAAGATCCATTATCTCCTCTTCGTTGAAGGTGAATAGCCTTAATCTTCAATAATTGAAGTACCGTATCATCATCCAAGTGATGCGAAAAATTCCGCTTCGCTTGAATGTCGTCAAGTTGATTGTTCTCTTTTAGAGATTGTATATATGGCCAGGTATACCGCCGCAATTCATTTAGTTCCCCTCGTAAATTTACTATCTCAGGAAGAAGTACTTCTCGTATGAGTCGATTCGTTTCTGTTAAATCTTCTTTATAGGACATAGTTATATTTCAAACATTTTCTTTATCAATATTAATGGACTACAAGCAGTTGAAAGAAAAAGTTAAGGGAACTGGTCAGCGTGTCACAAAAGATGTAAATGGTAAACGTATGAAATTAACCACGAAGGAATTGCGAAAAAAGGTTCGTAGAAATATGGAAAATCGCGTTAAAAATGCAAAACAGACAGTTGGTATGTGCAAATCTCTGTTAAACATGGGTACCACAGGTTATAGGGCTCCTCCCCCACCACCTCCACCTCGACCTCCTATGAGGCGTGCAATACCTTCACGTGGTGGTATGCCACAGAACCTCATCAAGAATCTTCAAGGTGCATTGAATCGTCGAGGTCTTAGACAAATCGCAAACCGAAACGCGAGGACAACAGTCGCTTAGCTTTCGTCATGGATGGTTGACTCCAAAGTAACCACCTAGACCAAAAACCGGCAGTGTACATACCATTTTTCGACCAACGTTCTTTATCACTCTTAACGACACTCAACATACGTCTATGTACGTCTTGATCGCCGCTTGGAACATTTCCACCATGACGTTGAACATATAAACGCATCCGCATTGGATCTTTGTGGATTGTATAGTCAGTGTAGCCTCGACCACCAAAGTCTACTTTACGATCATTTTCAAAGATCGCTCTGAATTTCTTTTGGGGGTTGGGACTCTTGATGAGTCTGACCTTCATTATTATAATTAGACAAGTTTATTCTGCTTGAGGATGATGTACGCAAGCATGAGTACCTGGACAACCTGGAAAACAGTAAGGCCGAAAGGCATCTTGGGGACAATGAGTAACTTCTTCTCAATGGGTTCGGCCTCAGCCTCGGTTTCGGGCTGGTATTTTTCGTAACAGTGGGGCATTTCTATATACTCAGAAATTAAGCACCACTACAGGAAGGGCAAGCATAATTTTCAACCAACTTCTTCTCCTTACCACGTTTCACTAGGAAGAGATGGTCATACATGTGAAGGAGGGTTGTCGCCGCGAAAATAGCAATAGCGGGACGATTACCTAAGTTCTTTGTCGTCACGAGCACGAATAGGAAAACAGCGAGAAGTACAATTTGTACCTGAGTAAACATCATATTTATAATACCTTTAGATTATTTATGAAGTACTGCACTGTGACAAGTTATATGTCACGTGGTCCACATGTCATAAGTGACAATGTATTATGTGCTGAGAGAAGACTTATACGCAGCCTGTATGTCAAGTGTATCAAGAGTGGTAAAAAACCCCATCAATTTACAGATTGGCTCCACCGAAAGTATGGTCAGTTGGTAGTAGAGAGAAGGAATACACTTGGAGATGCGATATCATTACCCTGTGTATTGTGTCGCAAAACTTTGTCAAAACACGGGATAAAGTGGACGGCTCACGATGGGTGTCAATGGGTACACGGTAACGAGGATATACCTACTAGATCTACAAACAAACAGAAGAGGTTGTTAGGGTTTAAGTATTAGGGTTATCTACCTGTCCACCACATATCAGAATGTGTAAGTTCATCTGAATAAAGATGATTTCTACAAACTGCTATATACATATCACTTCCTCCGATCAATTCTAATTGTTTATCTGGTACAATCCTTTTTGTAAATGGTCCACATGTTCCATCTTTACATACCATACACAAGGCTGATAGTTTCACAACTTCACATGCGAGTGGAATACAATCGATGAGTTCACCAAACTTTCTTTGAAAAGAATCCGCATCCAAACCTGTTAGTATAATCTGTTTTTTCAGATAGAGACAATGTTCCACAAATTTTTTGAGTCTAGGAAAAAACTGTGCTTCATCAATGGCAACAATGTCTGCGTTTTCAAATGCATCTCTGTCTAATAGACTAAAAAGATCATGAACTTTGTGACAGTTAAATTTCACATTATCATGCGTTTTCAAAACTTCGTCGGGTGATCGCGTATCTTTTGCTGAGTTTACAACTATAATGTCTTTCCCAAGAACTTTCAAACGCTTGAGTCTTCTGATAAGTTCGGAAGTCTTACCTGAAAACATATTTCCCATAATAATTGAAAGACTCATATCTACTAATTATAATATTGTATTTTTTATATGGGTCTCGATATTCATAGAGCAGTTTTCAATGGACACGAGGGATACTTTAATGCCAGGACGGGTCGTGTCAAATTTCAAGGGAAAATATTTCCCAACATTGCAACTGCCATCAAGAGTCTAAAGTAGATTCTTCTTGTATAATTCCACCCAACTTGTGACACTGGTTTCATCTTCGTAGCACCATGGATACATTTCCTCGTCATACCCTGCAAAATGAATAGGATTTATACCCATATATCTACATATACCACAATCTATGTTACTGTCGTCTATGATAGTATCTATGTTTAATGAACTACATATATCAGCTTTACACACTTGCAGAGGAGTGTAACTATTTGTTAGAATCATGTCGTCAAAAAGTCTGGGAAAATTGTCGTCTAACCAATCTTCTGTTTTATGTCGAACACATTCTTGGCGACCCGTAATTGCGTATATTTTATATATTTTTGGCCGCATCATCTGGACAATTGCACGAGACCCATGTAGAGGTTCTAAGTTATTAAAAGTTTGTGAATCGTAAAAATCACGTACCATTTTTGTTGATTCTTCTTCGGACAAATCGAAGATATTTCTATATACATACGAATATCTTGGTTTTGAAGGTAGTTTTAGTTTGTTATGCTGGGCCATAGGTTTAAGAAACTCTACTAAAACTTCATCTACGTTAATAGCCACACGATACATACATATATTTACGATCTTTTCTCTATATACTTAAAAGAATAAACATTATGTATATAATATGCGTGTATTCATTCATGTACCTAGAACGGGTGGTTCGAGTGTACATAAAGCATGTTTGGATAATGATATAGATATCCACCGTATTCACTGTTGTCGTCGTCCATGTGGTGCTAACACAACGGTCGTGAAGATGGGAACAGATGATATTGAACCTTTCAAAGACTCATCTTTTGTTATTAGTTTAAGAAATCCTATTGATAGATTTGTATCCACTTTTAATTTTTTGATACAAGAGAGAATAATACTATTAAAGAATAGTTCTTATAAAATATATCAAGAACTAATTTTGAAAGACAAGGGGATAACTGAAGAAGAAAACATCCTAAAATATTTAAAGGATCCTATCCATGAGTTATGGGGAAATTTACCTGAACACATTAATCTTAGTAAGTATGATTACGATGTGTGTAAGTTTGCAGAGGATCTATATGACTCAAGTGGTACTTTGATTCCCGATATATTAAGAGCTCCAGAAAATATTAAAACGATATATGAGGATTTACACTACTATTATGACAAAATTATCAATGATTGTAGATCAAACATTGAAGGAGTTTTGTGTTTTCCAACTTTAGAAGAAGATGCAAAGCGGATTCTTAATATTGACATACCTCACACAAATAAGTCGTTCGCTAATAACCAAATAAGTCAATTGGCATATACTAACTTGACTAAATTTTTAGAGTCCGACTTTATAATGTTAAAAAAAATGCTGGATTTAGATATTATAACTGAAAAACAGTATAACGATCTTCAAGTATGTAAATCTTATACAAACGTCACTAAACTTATCAACGCTAGGCATAGAACACCGGATGACGGGGATTGTACGCACATAAACTTACATGGCACCCTACGATTTGTAGCGAATGTATACGAAACATATCATTCAACCAATAAAACACCAACGCATCGTTTTATTCATATAGGTAAATGTGGTGGAAGTTCTATTAGAGCTGCATTAGTTTCAAAACAATTTTTAAAACACCCTACCGGATACATATCAGAAAAGGATTATAATTTGACAAGATTCGCGGCACCTTTAGATATAGTATGGACTCATTGCAATAGAATACATATAGGTGATAGGTTTTCAAATTATGTCTGTTTAAGAAATCCTATTGATAGGTTCGTTTCTGCGTTTAATTGGATTTACTACCGAGTTACTACACCAACATATGAACCAGTTTTACATAAACATTATGTAAACCACAATCCAACAGTTGAAGATTTTGCAGTTTACGATAATGACGTAAACAAAATGGCCGAACAGTTGTATGACGACGATGGAACATTAAACGAGAAAGCTCACGCCATTATCACAGGACCACCCGACAAAGAGACTGAAAATTTTAGGGGAAATCAATTGAGTTGGGATATAACTTTTTATTTAGAAGAATTAGTAAATTCCGAAATAGAGTTTATGGGTGTGATAGCTTTTCCCACCTTAAACGAAGACGCCAAACACCACTTTGGTATAGAGTTGGGTCATTTCAAGAAAAACCAAATGGGAAATAAGAAATTGAGTGAAACTGGTTATAGAAATTTAAGAAGGTATTTAGATACTGATTTTCGATGTATAGAAATTTTATATAAGAGAGGATATATGACTGAAAAGCAGTTCAATGATCTGAACGTATGTTATTCTGCTCCGCCATGAGTTGGTGTTTAAAATATCTATATTACAGATGAAGGACCAAGTAAAAATACCAGTAAAAGGTAAGATGAACGACAAAACTCTCGTTTTCAGTTGGTGGTTATGGGTTTTAGCAATCCTTTTTAAATTAGGGTTTACATCTTATTCACCG